TAAAAGAGAAGTATTTAGAACTATGATGAAAAAGTTCCCTGAAAGGAAATATGTTTCCGATCAAATAATTAATGGTAAAAGTTTTAGCTCAGATAATTGCTATGATTTATTTGCCGTTGGTCCTTATGAAACTAATGGTAAGAAAAGATATTTATCAGAGGATTATTATTTCTCAAGACTATGGCAAGAATGTGGTGGAGAAATTTGGGCGGATATGTCTATGCCTTTAACTCATTTTGGAAATGTAGCATTTAAGGGGCATGTAGGAAGTCTTTTAGCAAAAAAAGATGCTTGAAGAAGTTGTTTTTTATAAAGAATCCTTTTTTAAAGAAAGTTATCCTGGAGATAAAGACAGTATTACTCAACAAATAAAAGATATATTAAAAAAAGATCCTACGGGAAGAAAGGTTTCTAATGTGGGAGGATACCAAAGTAATTTTTTAAGTGGTTATTTTTTAGAATTATTAAATTTTATTATAAAAAGTTTTAAAGAATTAAAACTAACAGCCACTTTAGAGGGAATGTGGTTAAATATTAATGATGGAGAAAGCTATAATGTTTCACATATTCATCTTCTTCATCAATATAGTTGTGTCTATTATCATAAAATATGCTGTAATAATTCTCCAATATGTTTTGAACATTTAATTCCTACTATTGTGACAGATAAATTTTATTATGCCCCAAAAGAAAATGATATTATTTTCTTTAAAGGTAGGATTCCTCACCAAGTCTTAGCTTGTAAAAACAAAAATCATCAGAGAATATCAATTGCTTTAAATTTTAGTGTAGATGAGTAGTTATTTTTATCAAGCAATTGACAACTTTGTTGATAAATCTGAATTAGATTTTTTTTGGGAAAACTATATTCATAATGGAAAAATATCTTTAACCTATACAAATGGATTAAAAGAATATGGAATTGATTCTTTTTGCACTGGATTAACTCAACAAGAGTTGATGTCTATACCCTTTATTGAAAAAACTAAAACTAAAATAGATAATCTAATAATATCAATGAAACAAAATTTTGTAAGAGTTTTTTTAAATGCACAACCTAGTGGCTATGATGGTATGATTCATCATGACAATACTAAAGGTTCTTTGACTGCTCTTTTGTTTGTAAATCCTACTTGGGAGAATTGGTGGGGAGGAGAATTTATTTTATACAATGAAGATGGATCTGAAATTTTAAATGCATCTACTTGTAAGCCTGGAAGATTAGTTATATTTTCTTCACATTTAAAACACAGAGGTATTGGTCCTGCACATATTACTAAAGGAGTTCTAAGAGTGTCGGTAGCTTTCCAGTATGAATTAAATGAATTTAAAATTTAATAAAGTATCTTTATTTCCTATTCATATTTTTGAAACTGTTCTAGATGAAAAGTTATGTGATGTTCTTATAGATTTAGTAGAAAAAGAAAAACACTATTGGAAAAAAAATTTAGCAAATGTAAAGGCTTTAACTACAGGATGGGATGGATTAAAAAGATACCCTATATTACAAGAAATAAGTGAATTTGCTTGCTTAAAAATACTGCCCTCTATTGGAGAAGATCAAAAGTGGTCATATAATAATTGGAGAGCAACACAAGCTTGGATAAATTTCTATCAAGAAAAAGATTCTGCTCTTCCTCATTGTCATTATTATTCTGATTTTTGTGCTATTTTAATTGTCAAAGAAGGCAAAGGAAATTTAAATTTCTGTAATACAATAGATGGGTTTCAATTAAAAAAACCGTTTGAACTTGAAACAGTTGAAAGAATTAATGAAAAAAAAGGATCTTTTATTTTTTTTCCTGCTTGGCTAAATCATTATGTTTCAGACGTTGAAAAAGATAGAATTACAGTGGCTTTTAATTTTGCAAATGATTCAATAGAAACATAGCTTTTAATTTACCTTTTTTGTTGTATATTACCCTCTATGCCACTTACTAATTTTAGACCAGCACCAGGCATCAATAAAGAAGTAACCGACTACACAGGCGAAGGCAAATGGGTAGACTCGGATAATGTACGCTTCTTTCAAGGATTGCCACAGAAAATCAAAGGATGGGAGAAGTTCGTCTCCACGACTATTGTTGGTGTGGTTAGAGATCAGCACGCTTGGGTATCTTTAGATGGCACCCGTTATGATGCTTTTGGTACAGATCGAAAACTATATGTTTATTCAGAAGGTTTAGTCACTGACATAACTCCTATTAGACAAACTAATACTGGAGCAACTTCTGTATTCACTACCACTAATGGTTCTTCTAATGTGACAGTAAGTATTACTGCTCATGGTGCTCAGTTAGGTGATTTTGTAACTCTTTCTAGTACAGGTAGTTTAGATACAGCAAATACAAGTTTTACCGCTAGCACTTTTGATAAAGAGTTTGAAGTATTAGGTATAGCAAATGCTAATGCTTTTTATATTGATGTAGGCAGTAATGAAGCCAATGCGGGTATTACTGCTAACGGTGTAACAACAGCAGCTTTTCAAATTGGAATTGGTCCTGAGTTTTCTGTTCCTGCTTATGGTTTTGGTACAGATACATGGGGATCTGGTGGATGGGGAAGTCCTTCAACTGTTTCTAATGTGACACTAGAAGCTCGTCAGTGGTCACTGGACAATTATGGAGAGGACTTGATTGCAACAGTTTTAAATGGTGGTACTTATATTTGGGATACTTCTGTTGGTGTATCTACAAGAGCAACAGCGGTAGCAAATGCTCCCACTACTTCTAGATTAAGTTTAGTTTCTACTCCTGATAGACATTTAATTTTATTAGGTACGGAAACAGAAATTGCTAATACTGCTTCACAAGATGATTTATTCTTACGATTTTCCGATCAAGAGAACATTAACGATTACGCACCAACAGCGATTAATACTGCTGGTTCACTAAGAATTACTGACGGATCACGGATCATTGCCGCCGAACGATCTCGTGGTCAAATATTAGTTTGGACAGATACTTCATTACAATCACTGCAATATATTGGTCCTCCTTTTACTTTTGGTTTACGACAATTAGGTCAGAACTGTGGAATTATTGGACAGCATGGTGCCATAGATTTGAATGGTAACTCTTATTGGATGTCTCAAGACTCTTTTTATTTATTTGATGGTTCGGTAAAAAAACTGCCTTGTACTGTAGAACAATATGTCTTTGGTAATTTAAATCAAACAGCTTCCGAGAATACTTTTACAGGACATAATGGTGAGTTTAATGAGGTTTTATGGTTCTATGCTAGAACAGGCTCGGATCAAATCAATGCAGTTGTAGCTTATAACTATCTAGAGGGAACTTGGTGGACAGGAACTTTAAGAAGAACATCTTGGATAGATAGAGAAGTATTTAATAATCCAATTGCTACTTATTATGATTCTACTGCTACTGCTAATAACGAAACTATTTTAGGACTAACTAATGGTGCCTCTACTGTTTACTTACAAGAACAAGGAAACGATGCAGACGGAGTAGCAATGACTGCTTACCTTAAATCAGGTGATGTGCAGATTGCCCAAGGTGATGAGTTTGCTTTTGTATCAAGATTGATTCCTGACGTACAAAATCAAAGCGGTACTTTAAATTTAGACTTTGAATTTTCTAGATATCCCAATGATACAACACCTGTATCTAAATCAACTAGTTTTACCTCTACAACTAACAAAGTAGATTTACGAGGAAGAGGTAGATCCTTTACAGCTAACTTAGTTTCTAACACAACAGGAACTGCATGGAGATTAGGCACACTTCGTTTTGAAGTACAACCAGATGGTAGAAGATAAAACTATAAAAAAACATTCTTTTTCTTTTGTTTTTTATGAACTAAATTTTCAATTTGAAATATCTTCAATAATAGAGTTTTTAAAAAAAACAAATTTTACAAAAGGACAACAGCTTTCTACTTTTGTAGCCAACAATCAAATTATTGAAGAACAAGAACTTTATCAATTTAAACAAAATATTTTTTCATTTATATCTGATTTTACTATTAATGTATTAAAAAAAGAAAAGTTTTCATTTTTAGGAAGTTGGTTTCAAGCTTATTGTCAAGGAGATTTTCATGATTGTCATACTCATGGAAATACTAGCAATCAATACTCTTTGCTTTTATATATTCAAGCAAGTGAACTTTCTTCTCCAACAATATTTTATCCACCAGGTCACCCTTACTTACATGAATTTGGAGAAATAAAAATACAACCTGTAAAAAACAAAATATTAATTTTTCCTTCCTGTATTCCACATACAGCTTGCCCTAACAAAGACGATCAAAGAATAATTTTTTCAGCAAATTTTCAAGTAAGTTAATAATGAATATATAAGTTTTTCTTAAAAATCAAGATGTTATTTGGTTTGATAAATTTGTAGACCATCAAGTAATCGAAATAAATGATGCAAAATTGTCTATGACATGTAATATAGAATAATGGCAAAAATAACCTTAAATAGATTCCCTGATCCAGGACAAGAATATGAGCCTAGAAACTTTTTTGAATTAATCCGTATTTTGGAATCGCTTATACAACAATTAAACTCTACTTATCCAGTAGACTCTGAAAACAAATCAGAAGCAGAGGCATGGTTTTTT